TACCTCTCAATTCTGAATGGTATTGGTATGTTTATATTCATCACCGGAGCATTTAAATTCTTTCAATTACAGTCTGGAATGCACCACTGCTTCCACATCCCTTGTGGTGAAAACCGAACCATTTGGATTTTAAAACCAACTGCTAGATTTGGTTTAATCAAAACACTTTGGATGGCACGGGAGATACGCAAGTACCTTCCAACACGACTGGAACCTGAAATTATTGACATTCCTGTTTCACCATTGTCACCTAACGGTAACAAAATGTATGGTTTTTCTCATGTTAATCAAAACAATGAGATACTTTACTCCTATACACTTGCAGGCACACACACGACTGCTAGTATAGACGAGAAAGCATACACTGTTATCAAGACTTGGAATGCTGATAGGAAAACGAAGATTAATGCTGCTCAATTCAACCAATTATATGGCGGGACGAAGAAATGGGAACCCATTGAGGTCTCACTCGCCATTCTGGCTGTAACGTATGTTGTCAAACATCGCAAGGGCCTTGACTACGTCAGGCCCCCTTCTACTATTCACTACACTTACAAACCTGACGATTATGATTGCACTGTTGAAGAGAAACCAGCAACAGACCAATATTTCAACGGGTGCACTAGAGGCTGTACTCATATACCAATTAAGTGCAAGGCCAACACCGCCCACTCCATCAAAACCCGTGTTACTGACGTGAAACCAACTCTACCACCTATTAGCAAACACCAACAGAAACTCATCAGTGAGTTTTTGGTGGAATATAGGAAAGAAGTTGATCCCACACGTATCACATCGTATGATGAAGTTTTACTGCGACAAACCAGACCCATACAGAGACGTACCAATGAACAAGCATTGGACATTCTCCCCTGGGTATGGCTTAAGATCGCAAGCACTGTTGGCAAACTCACAAAGTCTTTTCAAAAACAAGAGGCTAGTACAAAACCTGGTGACCCTAGAAATATTACACCCATGCCTGATAAGGTACGCCTTGAAAATTCAAGAATATCTTATCCCCTTGCAGCAAACATGAAGAAAACCAGATGGTACTCATTTGGGATGATGCCCGCGGCTATTGCTAGAGCTGTGGCACTTTATGTTTCTGACCCTAGAACACAAAACATTGGTCTAGGAGATTACTCACGCATGGATGGCACTGTTAATCATTT